GCATTTCCAGCTTCATCTTTGATGGTAAAGTATTGACCTGCTGAAAATCCTGATGCCGCTGGTAATCTTATATCTAATGCAGCGGAAGCAGAAACACCCAGTATTTTTGCTGATGTTGAAGCAGTTATTGTTGAAGTAACAGCTGTTCTGCCATAAGTTATACCTCCAGCTTCTGTAATTACCTCATCAGTGAACTTACCAATATATATAAAACCTCTAGCATAAGTCGGAATCTCACTAGCGATAAAATCTTGAATAAATAGTGTACCATTGAAATAGTCAATAAGTATCTCAGCTGGGCTTGTTTTTGCTATTTTGAGACCACCATTACTGGGATTAGCAGTGTAAAGTTCAAGCTCATACTGATTTGCTGTCTGTGAACCAAACAGTGGACCAACTAATTGTAAAGCACCATTTGACTGGTGGACTACTTGATTATTAACAAAAGGAGCAGTCCCATTGTAACTTCCAGACGATAGTGTTTCATAACTACTAGTCAATACTAATTGATACCCATGAAAACCAGAAACAGTTGCTTCGTCTCCACCACCAAACCCAACACTACCAAAACTACCATCGTTTGCATCATAATCTGTAAAGTTTATACTTTGAATGTAAAATTCAACAAACTCTACTGTTTCAGGGCTACCAACTGATGCACTAAATCTATTATATAATTCTGCATTTTGAAAAGTATCATCATCAGTTTTCGAAGATGTTATAGGTGATTCGGGTATAGATTCACCAAAAATAAAACTAGTCTTTAACTGAACATTTGATGGTATAGATTCGTCATATATTTCTCTTTTATTAGAAGTATGTGCCTTACCGTACACCCTTTTTGAGGCTGCAAAAGTTAAAGATTGGTTTGTTGATCCTGTACCTGGTGATGCCATTTTTTCTCCTAATACCCTATTGTCATTCTGTTAATATAACCAACCCAGTCTTTATGAGCAGATATTTTTAATACAACATTATCGTTTGAGGCCAGACCCAATCCATTAAAGTTACAACCTATAGTTGTACCACCAGTTGCAATGTCTTTTGGTGGATTACCAGCAGCAAAACCAGTACCTGCACCTGAACCATCTACTAAAGGATTGGCAGATCCTAAAGATTTTCCAACATCTAACCATGCTGTTGTGCCCGGAATTTTTGCTTCTAAATAAAAATAACCATTATTATCCGCAAGATTTAAAGATTTTTTTACTAAAGAACCAGAACCGTGCAATGTAATATCAATAGAAGTAGAACTACCACCTGAATTGTTCTTAAAATATCTGTAATATGTTCTTGTAGCATTAGTAAGAGAAGAATAATTTGGATTACCATCTGGTGCTTGAAAAGTTGTATTTCTAGTATCTCCAGAGTTTCCTATTTGCTTTGGAGAAATTAAATAACCATTGATTGTTACCATACCATCATCATGCGTACCACCATTATTCATTTGAGTAGATGAATTCCAAGCATTTGAAGAACCAGTAGCATCAGCTTGTGAAGCATAATTACCAGATACAATTCTATAGGTCTCTAGACCAAAATATTCTAAAGTGTTTAAGTTTGTACTTCCTATTGTACCACTATGTCTTAAAAAATAATTTTTGGTTTCTAACGAACCTTGTCTGTTTGATTTTAAAGGATGATTAATCTGTGATCTTGTTGTAATAGAAGCTGGTGGATCAAATAATCCCAAACCACCACTTAATGAAGTTGAAGAACTATTGTACGTTATAGTACCAGTTAATTCTATAGTAGTGCTTTCACAATTAGCATTGTTGTTTAGTGCTGGTAGTTCAGCAGAAGAAACAGCAGAATCAAAAGTTGTCACACCAGTTCCAACAATGCGTATATTAGAAACAGTACAACCAGTTGTTGTTGGAAAAGTCACAGCTGTTCCGTTTTGATATACATTTTTGTAAAAATTAGACCCTAGGCATGTATAGCTACCTGTTGGGTTAGATGCAAAATATCCAATTCCTGATTGATAATATATACTAGTATGTCCAAAGTTTGACAATTCAGTTCCGGTAATACTAGTATCATCAGAAGAACCAGATGTATCAACAACCCATTGTACATAGTTTGTTATTGTGTCTGTTCCTCCAATTCTATGCAATACTCTAGCATAATTCCAACCAGATCTTTGCTGACCGGTCCCAATACTATATGTTCCTGTTCTATATGTCTTAGTATAATCAGGTATACCATCAGTTGTAGTTGAAAATTGTACTGCTCCAACACTAAACCCTGTGTCTGAAGAAAGGTTATTATTGGTATTTAAGTTATTTAAATTAAGGGTGCTGGCTGTTGTATCATTTACAATTAAAAGCAATGAACCTGTGTAAGCATTTTTAAATGAATTTGCTGCGTAATTGTCACCATTAGATGAAACATCTTCATTCAAGGTTCCATTCATAACCTCAATAGTCTTAAATACTCCTCTGTTGGTATCACCATTGTCCGTATATACTGCATTAGAGTTTACAGCTCCCATTGACCCTTTACCACCAACAACACTTGTATAGCCACCTAGAGTATTTGAACTACCAAAAGAAAGTTTTGCTGTAACACCAGCGGCATCGTCTAAGTCTATATCATCAAGTGCTGGTGCTTCTGTTGGAGCTGATACGTCTGATGCTCCAAGTTGAAAATCTAGTTGTGAAACATAGCCTTGCATACCATTTGTTTCAATTTTGATAATAATATATTCATTATTAGCAACTGATTGAGTTCCAAATGTGATACAGTTTGTTGAATTACCTGTTCCTCCAAGATTTGAATTATCACTAGCTCCATTTATTAAAGCTCCATCGCCATCTGAAGTTGAGCCATAAGTAAAATTCTCTCTTATGTTCATAAACCCAGTTGATCCTGGGATTTTTACAAAGAAGTGAGAGTCGTTTGTGTCAAGTGCTTGAGTATCAGCACTAAATTTGAAACCATTTTTAGTAGAAGTTATCTTTAGATCTCTGATGGTTCCACCAGAATCATTTTGAATTTTTCTATAAAAAGTTCTAATTCCAGTAATTCCATTATAATTTGGTTGACCTGCGCTAACATTTGCTAAACTAGCAAAGTTGCCAACACCTGCAATATCAGAATCTTTTGGATTATACAGTCTTCTATTATAAAACAACATTCCATCTTGGTGACCATCAATATTGGACCCTGTCATATGAGTTTGCGAGTTCCACGTTGCCGCTCCTGCTGTTACAGAACCTTGAGTGTCATAAGAAGCGGAGGTAATTCTAAAATCCTCGTCTATAAATGTTTCTACTAGGTTTGAATTAGGTCCACTTGTGTCATTATCAATTAACATACCAGTTATAGATGCTGAACCTGTGCTTGAAAGATTAGATTTTAATGGATGTGTAGCATTTAAAGATACAGTTATTGTTCCATTTAACAATAGATTTTGATTATTATTAACAGCACCAGTGATAGGCACTATTTGATTTTCATTAGTAGAGATAGCTGGTACTGATTGCGCTGCGATATTATCACAATTTGTCTCATTAAAAGTTATCGTATCAGCTGTAGACGGATAAACATTTTTATACATATTGTTTATATCTGCTTTGTATTTAGCAGTTAAGTCTGTGTTATATTGAACACCTGATAGGTACTTTGAACCAACAAGACTTACTTCATCTATTCTTGGCAATGAAACAGAAAGTGCTGCCAAAGGTCCATCTGGATCGTTTATCCATTCAATATAGTTAGTCGCATTATTTGTAGATGCAATTGTATGTATAACCCTTAAATAATTCCAACCTATTTTTTGATCATTTGCTTCTATTTTGTACTTAGCTGTTCTATGTTTGAATATATGCCATTCTGAATTGTTACCATCAAAAGAAGAAGCCGTCACAGACAAGTGTGTAAAACCTGAGCCACTAGTTAAAGAAGTAGCTGAGCCTGTTGCAGGATTACCAGCACCTACTGCGCCGGTTAACACAACTTCATGTATAACTGTTCCATTTAATTCTAATTTCAACGAACCTGTTTCAGCGTTTCCAAATGCTCCTGAAGCAAAAGCAATATACCCATTGGTAATAGATGGTCCTGTAGTGAAATTTAAAGTACCTGTTATTTCTTGCGAGCCATCATAAACACCAAGTCTAAAATTATTGCCACTAGTAGCAGCTTGATATATGTTGTTTCTAGTAACAGCAGAAAAACCAGCTACTGTTGAAGAAGCTGTGTAATTAGTTATGGTGTTTGTGGAATCAAATGATAGTTTTGCTGCAACTCCATTAGGAACATCACCATAGTTAATCCTGCTCAAAGCAGGAGCAGGTGAAGGAGCAAGTATTTTTAACACTTCATTAAATCTATCAATTGGTGTTCCTACGGGCGTTGATGTTTCAAAATCTGTGAACAGTCCATCATCATAGTTTCCATCCTCAGCGTCTCCTATTTCTCCACTTCCTCCACCACCAGAACCTAAATCTGCCCAATCACCTCCAGAATTTTTAAACTGAAGTGTACCAGCGTTGTCCCTTAGACCATAGCCACCAGTACCTTTTGTTGTTCCAAAGTTTATATAACCAGAGGCTGTAACATTCAAGCCTGCATCAAAAAAGACTGCACCACCTGTTACTTCTAAAAATGTCGATGTAGCATTATAACCCAACATAACAGAACCAGAATCAATTCTAGCAGATGCAGTTGTGGGGTTTGAGTTATAAAACCTCTTGTAAGCATCGTTGGCATCATCTCCAGCTGTTTGTCCCCATCTTATATATCTATCATCATGGATGTACATATCTCCCCATCGTGCAACAGGGTGTCCAATTGTTCCTTCATAAGATTTGAATTCAGTCTTTGATAAACCCGAGCCATCCAAGTCTGAACCTCCGGGCATTATGTTTCCAAAAACAGTTATTCCTCTTTTAAGTCCGTATATATTACCTTGACCTGGTGCAGCAAAACCACCAGCTGAAAAAACATTAAAAAGAGAAGCGCTGTAGTTATCTGTGGAAGCAGTATATTGAGGACTATCAGGGTGAATAATAGGTTTTGTACTACCAGAGTCGTTTCTTGCTGCGTCATTATTAGCATCTAGCCCTTCATACTCTGAGTCTATATTGGACTCTAGATTTTGAATAAAAAATAAGTGCGAATTCCTTCTTGGGTCTGATTGAACAAGTGTTCTTATAATATCATAATTAACAGTTTCATAGTCCGAAGCTGATGATGAATTAGAACCAGTCAAAACGGGTAGTTCTAGTCTAAACCTCATTTCACCTGCATGAAATCTTGAATTTGAGTGTTTTCTAGTTAAGAAAAATTGATGCTCGTTTACATTTACATCATTCAAATTTCTCATATCTAATATTGGTTTGGAATATTGACCGGGCGTATTATTAACCATAAGGATTTCAGGAGCAGGTTCGGCATCGGAAGCATTAGTACCACTGATATTTTGTAAAGAATTCATTACAATTCTACCAGCACCTTGAATAAATAAACCATGATCGTCATTTGATGAAGAAAGGATAAGGTTACCAACAAATTTACCCTTTTCGATTTTCATTTCTTCATCAGGTACCTCAGTGTCGCCTAAGTCATCACGTCTAAACAAAAGAGGAGCATAAATATTAACAGGTGAAGCACCATAGATACCACCTTTAATTGCCAATGGGTCGTTAAACACAGAGGCACCTGAAACAATTAAAGCAGGATTAACAATCCTATCAAGAGTAGCAAGACCTGCAATAGTATTATCACCAACGGTCAAATTCAAAAGACCTCTTTGAGCTGCGTTACTAGAAGATAGGTAGTACTTACCATTATCAACTGTGACGTCTCCTTTACTAACAGCTGGAATAAGATTATAGGTATCTGTACTCATTGAATAAATGAGGTTAGATATACCAGATGACGATAAATTAAGAGTAGAATTACCAAAAAATACAGAACCTGTGAACTGATGTGTGTCGTCTGCTGTATTGCCAAATTTTGTAGAGCCTTCAGAGAACAAATTTGTTACTGTTTCTTCAACAACGTTTATTCTGTATTCATTAGCTGTTAGGGTGCCTGAGATAGCAACGTTACCGGTTACAAAAAGACCTGCTTCTTCTCTAAAAACAAATCTTTCAGAACCTGTTAAAGTCTGTAGCTCACCATTTTTGTATTGAACGGAACCTGATACACCTTTGGCATGCGTTCCTTCAACATGTGCCCATCCAAACTTGCTCATTATTCATCAACCCCTGATCCTGTATGTTGAAACATACTTGAAGTTGGTATGTTTGTTAGTTCCGCAGATATTGAATAATCACAATTTCCTCCATCTGCTGAAAGATATAGTTCTTTTGATTTCACATTCATCTTTATTGACTCGTATTGAGAGTCAAGTGTCCAGTAATGTTTTTGTGATATTACATTATTGAAATCTTTTGACCTGTAATGGATTCTTAGTTCTCCTCCTCCGCCGCCAAATGTGTGTGTACTAAAAGTATATATTTCTCCTCCGTCCAGATTGTTATCTACAAGAGCGTGAGATTGTATTTCGTCAATTACTTTAATTTCTGTTAATGGAGAAGAAGAGTCATTTTGATCAAAATTCCATAATAGTGCTATATCTGAGTTTCTAATTGATGTGGGATTAACATAATTACCGCCATTATACAAAGAGGAGATCTCTAAAGCACTTAAAGCAGTACGCCAAATAGTATAACTAATAGGACTAAACTTTGGGCTTCCTGAGGGTGTGTTAATTTGTATTCTGCCAAATTCTCCATGAGCGTAATTTGTATTTGATGGACTATCTGAACCTTGAGAAACAGCATTTAAGTAAAAATGAAATGAATCATTTGAATGCGAACTAGCTGCACCTCCACTTACTACTAAAACAGTATTGTAAACAGTATCAGCTTGCAAAACAACTGATGACCCAATAGCCAGTAATTCTCTGTTTACATTAAAGTTATCACTTGGGTCACTATAAAACATATATCTTGCTTGTAAATTTGAATTTGTATCTATTCTTATTTGATAACCTTGTTGTGGTTGTGGATTTAAAGGAAAAGCATAAGTTACAGTTTGAGTACCAGATCTAGTCATCGATGAAGGTGTTTTGAACCAAAAAGATAAAGTAAATCCTTCAGAAGCTTCAACTGGTTCGGCAATATTGCTAGTGCTTTGCAAGGCATAATCATTTTGAACTTGCAACATACTTACTTGTTGCCCACCAGAAGAATCTAGTTTAACCTTAATATTGTTTGTTACATCAGGAAATTCAATCTGATCTTCTTCACCATCATTAACAGTAGATGCAGTTATAAAGGTTTTACCAGAAACTTGGTAAGACCCTACATTGTTTAACCCTGCTGTATATCTAAATTTATCACTCATTATTACTCCGTAACACCGCTACCTGTCATGTGAAACATATGACTAGAGGTTATTTGAGTTAATGAGGCATATAAAGAGTAATCAGTACCAGATGAAGCACTTAGAAATACTTCCTTGCACTTAACAGAAAATGTGTACTGTTCTCCACCAGAGATTGTGTACTTATTTGAGTCCATGCTACCTGTGTGAAAATACACATCTAAATCATTAGAGCCTGATAAGTTTAAAACTAAAATTTCTTTTGTTATCATTGGAAAATCAATGCTTTCTGTTCCCTCTAATAAAGAACCAGTAGCACAAAAAGGCCTACCAGAGACTTGATAAGAGCCAACATTGTTGATTCCAACACTATAGATATTACTCGCCATTATACACCATCCAATCCAGTTAAAGAGTACATCCTTATACTTGGAATATTAGTTAATTCACAAAACATTTGAACACCAGTCTGTGTCGAACCTGATACATATATCGATGCACACTTTACATCTAGTTCTACTTTTTTTGCTGCTGGTAATTCAAATTTAGCTTTTAAACTAGGTGAACTAACAAAATAAAAATAAGCAGCATTAGAGCCTGTGTTTTCTAATGTAATTTTTTTTGTAACAGTAGGAAACTCAAATTCCTTTTCTTCTTCTTCAATAAGAGAAGCGGATAAATAAGGTTTACCAGCAACTTGGTATGAACCAATATTGTGTAAACCAACTCCATATATATTATTTGCCATATTAACTCCAAAACTAATTTAAATAGTTTATTTTCTACGTTTTCTCTCTTCTTTTATCCTACGTCGAATTGCCCTTTCCTTTGCTCTTCTCCGTTTTTCAGAGGGTTTTGTATAATGTTGACGATCTTTTATTTCGTCAATAATTCCAAGTTTTTTACATTTTTTAATAAAACGTTTAACAACTCTATCGATGTTGTCTTTCTTTCTCACTTTATAAGTGTAGTTATTTGCCATTTTTACCTGCCATTTTTTCCCATATTAATGAAGATTTGCCCATAAATGAAGAGATATCGACACCTGGGTCATTTGGGTCAACATCAGATAAAGCACCTCGACCAGTTTCTTGCGGAGCAGGAGCTGGAGTTGTTCCTTCAAAAAGGTTGACTCCATTATAAGCATCCTTGCCTATAGATTCCATCATCTTTTTTCTTTTCTTGTTCAATCTAGCTTTAGCTTGCTCGTCTGTTTCATATTGAGGTTGTTGTTTTTTGGGAAACCTTTGTTTAGTTTCAACAATAGGTTCTCCAACACCTTTAACAACTTCGCTTATAATTGAAGAAAGAGTGCCTTCTTCGAATATTACTTCTTTAATACACTCTTTTATTAATGGTTTTAGTATTTTTTTTAATTCGGTTTTATTCATTAGTCCCTCAAGATCTTATTAAATAGTTGATCAATGTTGTTTTCTTTACCCTCAGCAATTTTAAATTTCATCGCACCTCTATTTATTCCTGATCTGTTGTTTTTTGGATAAACATAGGCATTTGGCGTTGAAGGTTCAGCTACAATATCAAAGCAAATTAGTTGAAAGTCTTCTTCAACAACTGTATCACCCATTGATTCTTTAACAGAGCCAAGCCCACGAGAAGAAATACCAAGTTTTACACCTGCATTAATTAAATCTTTGAGGATTCTACCAGATGGTGTATCAAGAACTTTGATCTTGCCCATAACGTCTTTACCCTCCCACCAACAATCAGTAATCATGTGAGATACATTCTTTAAATTAATAACAGAGTCATCGGGATGATCTAGTTCACCTGTTGCTCTTCCATCAGCAACAATCTTTTTATAATTGTCTACTTCTTTTTTAAGAACTTTCATTGGATAGACACGACCATTTCCGTTTTTCTTATCCGCAGTTTGAATACGACCAACAAGATAAACAGCTCCCTCTTGAATTACCTCACGCTTTTGAGCTTCACTTAAACGATCAAGGCAACGTCCATCGGGACATAATTCAAAAAATTCTGTTAATAATTGTTTACTCATAATCTTATCCTTGTGGTATTACTACCATGTATTCTCCATTCCACTCAGAAGCTCTCTTATCTGCTCCTGTAGAGCCGGGAAAAGCAGAAAGAATAATATATTCATTTGGTAATACCTGTCCATCTTGATTTTTCATAGGTCTTACAATTACTGTTAATTGGTCTGTTGCAAAACTTTGTATTGGCTCATTAGTGATAATAGCAGGTACGTCAATAGTATTTTGTCCTTCTTCTTTTTGTGTAGTTGTTATTTGGCCTTGAAGTGGTCTACCTTTGTGCATAGGCTGACCGTTCACAACTGGAACAACCAAATCATAACCTATATTAGGCACATTAGCAGACAAAACGCCTGTAGTATTAGCAATTTGATCAACATCACCCGCACTAGATGCTATTTCTTTTACTTTTTCAACCACTTGGTCTATTGGCATTGCAAAGATTGACCCTTGTCCCGGTTCAGAGTGAACGCGTTTGGTTTTGGCAATCAGCCAATCCATGAAATGAATTGTTGATCCCATTTCTTCTCTCAAAACACGATTGAGTTCTTCTTTAATTATTCTTCTCAATTGTTGATTAGTTATTTTCATTGTTATATCTCTATTGCTTCGCCACCGCCAATATGAGCAAAAGAATCACCAGGATTTCCTGTCAAATTGGTTAGTGAAACGTGAAAAATTCTACCAGCTTCTCTAGGTTCAGCTGCTGATGCTTCTGCAATTTCATCAGGATTTAAACCCGCTCCTTCAATAACGCTTTGAAGATAGCTTTTTAAAGCATCAGGGTTCAAAACTTTGATAAAGGTGCTTGTTTTACCTTCGCCTGTTTTCATTCCAACTTCACCAAATTGAATTTCTGGTGGTTGTAAATTTTGAGCCTCAGGAGACTTAAAAAATGCTTTTAGAGCTTTATCTCCACGCAAACCATCAGAATTTGTAACTTTTTTAGGAACCATTTGGTGTAAAAGAGTAACGTGTAACTTGTTAATTGGTTTTTGGTCTGGATATTTTTGCATAATTTTTTGTTGCAACTCTTCAAGTGCGCTTTTATCTGCTGGTACAACTTGTATAATACCAGTAAACTTTGGTGGTTGTTGTGTTGATGTTGAAATAGATTCTATTAAGTATCTTTTCCAATTTTCCATAATTAATTTCATTTTTTTCTCCATAATAAGCAATGCGGGCGCAACCCGCTTGAGTTAGCTGCCTGAACAGCAACGACGAACCGGTTGTAACATCCATTTTTTATTCATCTTTATCTCCAATTTTTGAAATACGAAAGCCAAAATCATCAACCAACATAGAAATTAGATAAGACGTTCCAGCAGAGATCCAACCACAAATAAAAAAATTCGCGATTGTGTAATCAAATGTAAATAGTTCTGTTTGATTGTTAATGCAAAATAAAAAACAACCAACCCAAAAACCTATACAAAGAGGACAATGAAAAAAGGTATTCCATTTTTTTGTGTAATCTTTTTTAGGTCGGATGTCTTCAAATATCTTACCGTAAACAAGTATAAATGTTAAACCATAAGCGGCAAGTATAAAATTAAGCATTTTACTCCTAGTATGTATAGCGACCGTATAAGTAGGGAGCAAATAGGTTATGTTGTTTAATTGAGCCTTTTTCTTCTGCATGTGGAACTTCACCTAATTCTGTTGCGTCTTCCTCATTTGGATATAATTCTCTATTTTTGATTTGTTGAGTGTATTTTTCTTTACGAGCAGACGGACCAATCTCAGATTTAATCCATTCGTTCAGTTCGTATACTGTCATGGCAATTTCATCTGTTTCTTTTGATTCTAAAATCTTTCCTTCAAGAGAGCCATACACATTACCACCTTGAATAGAATCAAATTGAATTACACCTTTTTTTCTTAAGTGTTCCATAAGTCGAGACTCAGCACCATATACAACCTCCGACATTAAATCTTTTGGAAAAGCAACAATTTTCTTTTTTTCTTTCATAAGAATTATGTCTATGTCTTTGTGGTCCATAAACATTAAATCACCATTAAGAGCTTCTCTCATATTAACAGAAAATTCATGCTTTCTTTCATTAGGGTTAACAATATCTACACTTATTTGTGGTTTGTAATCAATAGAAGTAGGTTCGTCAACATTTACAGCAATTTTTCTGTTTTGCATTCGTTGTTTTAAATTAACAGTTATGGGTGGACCTTTTATATCGACACCTATGTCTTCTTTTAGTAGACTTGTAATAATATCTTGTGGTGGTTTGTACATTTATTTGATCTCCGATAATAGTTGTTGAATATGAAACACATCTTTTACAACTTCTTCTGTTAAAGGCTTCTTTTTAAAATCTTGTAACTTTTCTTTAACTAGTTTTATTTTATCAGACCATTTGCCTTCACTTAAATTATCACACTGTTCTTTCAATCTTCCAAGCTCTTCGTTCATGAACATCTTCAAGCCTAATCCATTATCTGAGAATGATGTAATATAGTTGGTCAACAACTCTCTTTGTTCTTTTAATAAAGATTCTTTATATGTGTCATTAAATTTAGAAACAAATGTTTTATAAGTAAGAGCATCAACTGTCTTTAATTTATCCTGTTTAATCGCTTGAGGATTTGAAATAACAAGTGTTTTAACCTTTTCCTCTATCAATAGACGGGTCTTTGCTTTAAGGCCATTAGAATTGAAATACTGGCCTACGGTTGCAATTGATTTATAGTTGGGAATAAAATTACCAAATGCATGTGGTAAATACTGATTAAACTCTTTGATTAAACTGGTTTGTTCATTGAAAATTTCTTTTCTATCAAGAGCTTCCCAGTCCCCTTTTACTTCTTTCATATAACGAAGTCCAAGTGATTCTTCAAGCTTTTGAGGTTCCATTAGTTGTTTGTATAACTGAAGGTCATTATAAAGAGGCTTTCCTTTTGAAAAGTATCTTTTAAGTGTCTCAACAATTTGTTGCTTCTTTTGAAGCTCTCCTCTTACAACAGCCTTTGTCATTTCTTTGATTAGGCATTCGTAAAGAAAAGCGGTATTTCTTTTCTTATTATGTCTCATTTGTTTCTCCTTGTTAAATATCTAAAAACTCTCGGGATATAATGTTCTGTAGTTTGTAAAACAAAGCTCTAAGTTCCTTTTGTTTGCTTTCTGCTGCGCTTTTATCTGCATCAGTCGGATCGTTATTGAAAACGCCCGCATCCCTATTCCTGTTTCCTAAAATCTTATACAACCCTAAAGCTTTTTCATTATCAGGGTCGCTGAAAATTCTTCTGGTTCTTGGGCTAATATAAACTGTATTCAAAAATTCGGATGCGTGTTGGATTAATTCCTCATCTGTGAATTGGTGCGGAAGCCCTAAGCCCACTTGCATTTCTTGAAGTGTGCTTTCAAGCTCTTCTTTAATAATTTGTTTTAATTGGTTGTTAGTTATCTTCATTTTGTTTCTCCTTTATATTTAATGATTCAATAAGAATCTCAACTTCGCGAGACACAGATTCTAGTTTTTGCTCTTCTTCTAAATAGCCACCAGAAGCATTTGAAAGAGAAAATTCGTTTCCAACATACCCTTTATAAATATTACGGCCTGTGGAACGTGATGCTTCAATTCCTGTAGCTCCCAGCATTTCTTTCTTTTTACCGCCTTTGTCATAAGAAGATTGGTGTCTTCTGTAGTTACCCCTAACTGGTGGTGGTTCATCACGTTTCGCAGAGGGTTCGGCGAGCAGATCAGTGTCACCCCCTTCGTCGCCGCCGACATCACCTCCACCGGTGTCACCACCGCCAAGGTCACCTAAGTCACCTCCTAAATCTTCACCACCTGTGTCACCAGCCCCGGCTCCACCGAGGTCTCCAAGACCACCAGCAAGTCCACCACCTCCAGTATCACCTTCAGCAGCTTCACCGCCTTGAGTAGCAGCTTCAAGCTTAGCTCCGAATTTTTTATCAAAGAACATTTCTCTTTGATTACGAAGGAACTCATCCTCAGACATACCAAAGACATGTTCAGATATCCAGCGTTTTGAAAAATAACCTTCTGTGGCATTTCCGGCAACAGAAAACTTTTTATCCCAGTGCTCGAGTTCTTGTAACTCAGCAATTTTAGATGGATTATTTAACTGTAACTTAAATGTTAACAAATCATCATTTCTGTAGCCAAGTGTGTAAAGATGTATAATGCCTATCTTTTCAAGTTCAGCTATAGCTACTCTTTGTAGTCTTTGAATTGTTCTAGCAAAACGAATATCTTTTTGAGCAAGTGTAGTCTTATCTTCTGTTGCACCTTCACCCATGGTTAGATAAGATTGAGGGATTTTTAAAGCTGCAAATAATTTGTCTCTAAGATATTTAACATCATCAATACCACCGTTATAAGAGGCTCCGGGTAAGCTACTGATGTCTGTGGCTGATTGTCCTCCTCGAACAGGGATATAATAATCTTCTTCTATGGACAAAGGATTATAGCGTAAGTCAACACGACCAGTAGTTGGATCAACAACAGAGTGTCTTTTTAGTTGTGTCATAACTTTTTGCATATACTGTTCAACTTCTTGTGGAGGAATACCTCCAACATCAATCTTAAACAAGCGACGCTCAGGAGCACGTACAATTCTATAAGCCATCATGGCATCTTCTAGAAGAATAAGTTGGCGATGAATGCGCCTACAAGCTTCAAGAACTGATGTTCCATAAGGGGAATGCTTATCATTACCAAGTATTCTGAAGTGGGCAACTTGCCAATTCTCCAGAGTTAGTCCCGCTGTGTTCCATTGATATTGTACATAATTAGGATTTGATTGGTCTTCACCTTCTAAGCGCTCAATCTCTCTTGTTGGAAGACCAATAGCGGAACGGATTCCCATATCCTCATCGATATCAAGATATAGAAAGAAATCACCGTACTTACACATTGTTCGTGCCCAACCGAAAAGGTTGTGTTCAATGTTTAAAACATTGTGGTATAAATTATGGAGGATGTGTTTAATTTCTTCGTTTGCACACTTAATGTTGAGCATTGGACGAAGTGCAGTATGGGTTGTCATTTCATCTGCGTAAATATCAAGGGATGAAGCAATCTCTGGCATGTATTCCATTTCATCAAAATCGACATAACGTTCTGCCCTGTTTCTATTTGAAATCATGTTAAGGGTAACATTGTTTATAGGGTTATATTCCCATTTTTTAAACTGTGCACCAGAGGCTGATTTGAACTTTGTCGCATAATTGTCTAACTGTCTTCTTCGCAACATACGACCTGTTTGGGTTCTTCGTTGTGTTATAGGACCAGAGAACAATTTTGTTAAAGCCTTAAACAAATCCGATTGTGGATTGTAAGGCGACTTTTTATATTTTGGCATAGATAATCCTTTTCGTAATAAATAGTTCTATTATAGCATAAAGCTAGCTATTTGTCAAGCTATCCTTTAAAAATCCATGCAAAGTCTTTATAAGTCTTTTGAAATTGTTCTAAAGATTCCTGAGTCTTTGTTCCACCATAACCTCTCATTCCTTTAATAGAAGTGTTCATTGTAGTTTGTGAGGATTTAATAGAGTTTATCATTGCTTCTTGATATAACTTGTCTTTCTCTGATACCTCCAAAGCTGTATCACGAACCCAGCAAGCAATTGCAAGTGCCATTATTAAATCATCATGATAAGAGCGCATAGCTTGTGGCTTACCGTTATTCCAAATAAATGTTTTTACTTCGTGAAATAAACGAGAAGATTTTGGTTTGACTAGTTTGTTTCTTATATACTCTTCTAATTTTGCTACAATTAAAGGTCTTGTTTTCATAGATGTCGTAAAGCCTATGACTGCTCTATCATTATACTCACCTTCAAGAGAGTCAACATATTGATGCGTCGACTTTATTGAATAATAAAGATTTGGATAACCAAGGTCTCTTACTTTCTCACACGCAGCAATACCTATACCAACGTTTTCAATAACCATAAGGCAATTACCGTACTCTTTTCCTGCGTCATATAATATTTTGGCGAAATGATCCATTGTTGGTTTGCCCTGATACTCAGCAACCACTTCCATGTTATCTGTTCTGAGGATATGAAACACAGAAGAATCTGCTCCGTCACCTCTAGCAACATCAGCAACCATAAGATAGGGAACACCTTCTTGATACTTTTCCCAAATCCAAAGGTTTCTGTCCCACCCTGTTTTGTATTCTGGTTCTTGTTGGTTTTCAAACAACCAATGAATATCATCAGGGTGTATAACTGTTTCTCCAGATGTATTGAAGTTGCACTCAAGCTCTTGTGCTATTTGTCTTCTCGACATGTTTTTGGTTTCTTTGACAAACCAATCTTGATCACGTTCGGGATGAACATCCCAAGGTAACGACACAGGATGAAATTCATTATCTCCATTCTCAGCATCAACATAAGTTCTATGAAACCAGTTCCCAACCCCCATAGGCGTTGATAAAGCTATACAACGACCCCCCGTTGATAGAGTAGGGTAAAGACCTGCCCAAAGATCATCAAGACCATCAACGTGTGCTGCCTCGTCTATAATCAATAAAGATAGAGCTTCCGAACGACCAGCGTCTGCTGATGTTCCTACGGCTTTAATTGATGAACCATTTGATAATTCAAACGAAGTTCTGTTGTCAATAACTATAGTTGCAACCTGCATCCACTTTGGCAAGTTTTTCATTACCATTTTTACTTTCTTTACCAAGTTAGCTGCTGTTCCAAACTTGGTTGCCATAACCAGGATATTCTTTTCTTTGTGAAACAGCATAAACCAAACAGCATAAGCAGCTGAGATTGTGGAAATCCCTAACTGTCTTGCTTTAAGAATAACAGTGAAACGATAATCGTTAAAATCTTTTACCAAGTCATCCTGATAAGGATAGGTATTAAAAGGAATCAAACCCTTAAGCGGGTGAGAGATCCTGCAATAGTTGTTTATAAAGTATAATGGATCTTTTCCGCACTTAAGGATTTCTTTTATTATTTCTTGCTTTGATAGTTTTAGAGACATGGGCTCCTATTTAAAATTTTGATCCATTCCGTCTTCATAACCAAGAGAGGAAAGTAAATTAATAGCTGCTCTTTCTTGAACAATAGCTGATAGTCTTATTAATTCTTCTGGTTGATCAATAACATCAAGTATCATTTCTAACTCTTGTTTCAATCTTGCACCAGGAGAACCCATAATAGAGCCACCAGCGTCTGGTAATTCGTCCATTGCGCTGTATACTCTATCTCTAGGAGACATCTCATCCATCTCCGTCAAAACTTTATTAAGCTCTTCTTTGATTATTCGTTTTAATTTGTTGTTTGTAATTTTCATTTTTGATTTGCTCCTTTTTTGCGTTTATCATTTGGTGGACGTTTGTCCGAAAATTGTTCTAAAAACTTTCTTGTCACATCTCTTGTTTGGTCAATTGAAGGTTCGAGAATTGGCATAGATTCAATTCCACCAATCTTAAAATGTTGATTAGCTTCAACAAAAGAGCGAACTCTTGATGTTGATTGTACAAGAATACTTGGTTCGCCTTTAGATGTAAGAGATACAGACTTACCTGTTACTGCTCTATATTCTTTTTGCAAGAAGTTTTTGATATCATTTAGCATTGATTCGATATCTTGTTCAAATTTACCAGCATAAACTTCTTTAAGAAGAATATCTGATTGATAAGAAAGAATCATTGAGTCTCCATAAAAGCGAACCTTAAATCCGTCCATAACTCTTTTGTCCATTAAGGGACAACCTTCTTCTCTTTTTAAGCCCATAGTTCTTGACTCTCCATCATAGGAGTATCTTTCGTCATGAGCTCCGTCATAAACGTTTGCAGCTGCTTGAGCAAGTCCTTGTATAATTTCTAATGTTGTATTACTCATTTGGTCTCCATCCTTTTAGCCATCGTTCTTCACGTCCCTCAACCCATTGTATATAACATTTTTCACAACAATCAAATTTTGCCATATAAACATCATCGTTTGATTTAAATGAATAAGTGTTACAAACTGGACAAGAACGCTTAGATTCTTTGGTAATTAGTTTCTCTGAGATAAAAACGCCACCAATTTCAACTTGGAAGTCGTCTTTATCGTTCGAGGTTTTATAAAGATCTTTCAATTGCTTAACATATTGTTTCTCTTTTTCATCAGTCCAATGACGCTTTGGGTTATCAATAGCTTCTTGACCGTATTTTTCTGCAATTGCTTTTTCTACTTTTACAATATAATTTGGATCATTCTTTTTCATAATCCCACCTTTCTGAATTGCCATATTTCTCCTCATCAGTTTCATGTGTTGTTCTTTCTGGTGAGTCCATATCTCTATAAACTCTCATCCAATATGGAGTTTCTAAATTTTTTGGACTTAAAGAATTATCTAAAAATCTCATCTTGTTGTTTGGTCCACAACACAAAACACCATCATGATCATCAAAAAAATAAGTTTTTGTTTTATGTTCATGCCAACACTCAGATTGCCCATGGTCGTTTACATCTCTTGGTCTTTGTGGGTCGCAAGTCCAAAGATAAGTGCCTTCCCATTTATGACCAGCTCGATTAAACATTTCCACATCTATTCCTCGAAGACCTTGTATTTGTGTCATTTGCCAATAATCAGAGATACAGTCCCACCAAGCCACATCAGGCATTTTAATTTCTTTATTTGGTGTTTCTTTTCTATTAAAAATAGCACACTGATCTACTTTATCATAGAAAGCTCCCATAGATGGAAGGTAAACTAAATAAAGCGGTGCTCTGCCTCTAATAAATCTTATTGCGTGTAAAACACCAAAAATGGTTTCGTCTTTACCATAGTTTGGATTACCAGATAAAAATGATTTTTTTACATAACATTCTGTGTAGGGTGTTGAAACTATCATTATCCTCTCTTTGTTCTTTTAAGTGCTTTGCTAATTTCTATAGGGTCTTTTATATCTTTTGTGCCTAATTCTTTTTGTGCCCTTGAAACATCAATTCTTGAAGTCAGGTTTCTTATTTTTTCATTAGTTGTTATAAGATCTTTTACTTCTTTATACATATTAAAAAAAGCTGTTATTAATTGTTTTGTATCATCAACAGCTGTGTGTAGTTGAACATAATCAGGGCCTGGTCCGTATACATCCATCATTCTTTGAAGTTTACCATTAAAAGTCATAATCTTTTTGACTTCTCCTTTTATTTCTTTTTCTTTTTCATCAAAGAAACGAGCCATTCTTGGGTCTCCTTGTTGCATTTGATATTCTGCTATTTGTTTAAACACTTGTCTTTGAAAGTTAACTGTGTCAAAGATATCAATTTGTTGAAAGGCGGTTGTATCAATACCAAGAGCTTCACCTTCTTTGATTATTTTGTTTCTATCAAAAGATTTTATGTTATGACCGACCGAAACAACATTAGGACCCAAAGCTTTGATCCAAGCTAAAAACTCTTCCATAGCTTCAACTTCAGTTCTATCGTCAGGTCTTGTTACATAATTTGTGTAGCCAATCATATCAGCTACAGTAAAAGGACTTCCTTCTTTTTGTTTTTCTTGCACTTTTAACAAGAAATCTAATTCTCTTGTACGCTCACCAAATTTTTGAAAATCATTAAAGATTTTATCTGCTCTGTTTATTATGTCCTGTTCTGAGATGTGTTTTTCTAATGTTTCTTCATTTAAGGCAACATTTACATCAAATCTAGCTAGTGGTTTGGTTGGAATGGGGCCATCTATGTCTTCAATTTTATAAGCTATAGCTCCATACTGTGTAATCTGCCCGTCAAAACCAATAGTTTCTAGATCCCAAAAAAACCAAATTTTTCCATTTAGTTCTTTTCTCATATACTCTAAAACATCACCGGGTGTCATATCTCTTAATAATGATAAATCTTCAAAAAGAACTTGCTTTAATTCTTCTTTTATCATTTTCATGATATCTTGTTTTGTTATTGCCATTAATTCACCGCCTGTGCAATTGCTATTGTAATTCCTACTCCAGTAAATAGTCCAAAAGAAAACCAAAACTTCTTTTTTGGTGGAGTTTTTAGTTTCTCTAGTTCTTCTATGCGTTCTTGTTGAGATTGTATTTTAAACGCAAGAGCATCTTTCTCATACTTGTGTTTGGATTTAAGTTTTCTTATTTGTTCTTCTTTCTCGGCAAGGGCAATTCCAACTTGATAATCAAGTTCTATAAGACACTTGTCTGTTGCATCTTGCATTTTATCGGCAATTAATTGTGATGCTTCATCGTTAAACAAACGACCAGCAAAAGGAGCTGTTTCACCTGTTTCAAGGTAGGTGTACTCGGGTACGCTTGCAAATGCTAGAGATAATAATAAAATCATTTCTTCGTTATTCCTAAATCTTTAAATACATTATCAGGATCAGCTTTTTGTTCTTCTAGTTTTTTTAGTCTCTTTTCTTTCTCCGATTCAAGTGCAGCCTTCACAGCTTTTGCTTTTTGCTCTGCTCGTTTATCTCGAGCTTGTTTAGCTTTTTGTAAACGCTCAAGTTCTTCGTTCTCTTTCTTGTATTGATCTTTGGCTAAGTTCGCCATTTCCAAATAGTTTTGGTTTGCTTTCTTTCCGAGAATGTAAGACAAAACGAACAAACCCATAAGAACCAACCAGTTCTTATGAGCTATTATCCAATTTTTTGCTTTGCATAACCAGATCATTTTAGTTTCCTAGTATAGATCTTCTTCGTATTCTAATCTTTTGTCAAGCTCTTCTTTTTCTTCTGGATTTAATTGAAATTCTATTACAGCTGATTGAATTTCACTTTCAAGTTCATTTGATAAGTAATCCCAATTAGCAGACTCTCCAGATAGAGCTGGAACATATTCATATTTCCAAAAGGGAAGGCTAATTATATGTCTAAATGCCTTTTCTACCTTATCATCATCTATTTCTTCAAAAAGAACTTTATTAAGTTCTTCTTTGATTATTTGTTTTAATTGTTTATTATTTATTTTCATTGTCCATGTCTCCACATTTTGGCAAAATCAACGGCGGTTTGTCCACCGATGTAAATCATTGCAATCATTCCCCAAGTTTCAGGGTCTAATTGTGTGTTCCACAATAAAGCAGTGGCTACTATAAAAACAAGCAATTTACGAGAGATTGCTTTTTCTTGAATTGCATCAAGAATTCCCTTATCTTTGTTATCAAGATATAATTCTTTTTTTAATTTTTCTTTTTCCATTTTTTCACCCAATGCTAAAAATTCTTCTCTAGTCACTATAAACTCCAAAAAAGAAAAGCCTAGATTGCTTTTACACTAAATAGGCTTTAAAAATAGATTTAGCAGTTTACTTTTGCATAACCGCCAACTTTCTGTATGTCTATTGTTTTATCAACACAATCCTTTAAAACATCTAAGTGAGAAACCAGTAACACAGTTTTAAACTTATCCTTTATCATATCAATCAAACGAACAAAACCTTCCATATGCTCTTGATCTAATGCTGTGGCAGGTTCATCCATAATAAACAAAGTGGACTTAGGCAGATTAGTTATCTCAATCAAAGCAAGTCTTATTGCCATAGCAGCTATAGTCTTTTCAGCGCCTGAGCCCATAGATATGGGTCTAGAGTCATACTTAGGATGTTTGATGTTTATATCTAAATTACGACCATCTTCTTCAAACATAACTTGAAAGTCAACAATATTAGCAAGGCATTTTTGGATTTCCTCATTAATAAGAGACAACTTTTGCTTGATGATTTCGTAGGCAATACCATTAGGGTGCATACAACGCATAAACAACTCATAAGCTATAAATGACTCTTCTAGTTCATCTTGCTCTTTCTTTTCAACATGAAGACGCTTAATAGTGCTTTTAACAGCTCCAAGTTCAACAAGATAATCTTGAATCTTTTTGTCACACTTTTCTTTTCTTTGTTTAGACTCAGTCATTTTTATCTTAACTGCGTTTTTAGATTTAATCAAAGAGGAAAGATTTTCAATTGCTTGACGATTAGTATTATATTCGTCTCGTTCTTGTTCTAAAGATGCTTTTTGATTGCCCATCAAAGATATTTTAGAAACAAGAGATTCGTTTGTTATTTCCAAATTCTTGTTTGTAGCTATAAACTTGTCTCGTTTTATTATACTATTCTCTAATGTTTGCAGTTCTTTCTTGGCTGAATCTTTATCGAGACCAAAAATAGTCAATTTCCAACCATCAATTATTTTTTCTACTTCCTCAATCTCTTCTTCAAGTGTTGGAAGATAGTCTTTGGCTTTTGTAGCATCTTTGACAAACTTGTTATTAGAACAATATTCACAATCAGGATCATACTCATGGTCATGAAGCATACTAATCTTTTTAATAGATTGTTTTTCTATTGTTTTAAGCTTCTTAAGTTCCTGTTCTGAGGACTTTAGAGCTTCTTCGAACTCCTTACACTGCTCTAAAATTTGCGTGAGCCTATGCTTATTTATAGAGTCCACAATATCATCTGCTTGTTGAATGGCAAGTTGGTTTTGTTTTATTTGTTGTTTGTTTTCAGATACTTTTACACCAGCTTTGTGTATTTGTACATCAAGCCGATCAATCTCATCTTCTAATTCATCAATATCAATAATGTTTTGAGGAATAGAGTTTATTTCTTCTTCTATCTTCAAAAACTCTTCAAGCAATTCTTCATAACGTGTATTGTACTTTTTACACAAATCCGTTTGGTGATCTATGTCATCATTAATCTCTTCAACTTCTTCTTGTTTAGCAACCAATAACTCAGCAATCTTTTTATTCTTAAGACGCTTTATTAAGGTAGATATTTCAGAAGAATCTTTCTTTGCAAAGTTTAGTTTTTGATCAAAGATATCCAAATCAAGAAACTTAGCTAATTTATTCTTACGCTTTGTTGACCCTTCTTTAATAAACGCAAGAGAGTCTAGCTGTGAGGCCATTGATGTAATCATAAAATCTTCAATATTGCCAAAGATCTTTCTTATGTTAGCCTCAGTGTCCTTTACAGAATCACCGTTGCAAGAACTATCGGTAGTGAGATTATGGAAGTCAAGATCACCAGAGGCCACAGGGATGGACTTTCCTCGTTGGGTCTTATAAGATTTATTAAGATTCCGAGTAATTTGGTACTCTTGACCATCTGCTTCGACCACCATCTTAATAGAGGCTTTAGTTTTATTTTGATTGACGAGGTGAACGTTCTTCTTCTCGGCCTTGCTGGTTCCGCCATAAATGCCATAAAGAGCAGAATCAATAACAGAAGACTTCCCACTGTAGTTCTTGCCAAAAATGCCAACGATTCCAGAGAGGTTATTAAAATCCAACCGATTGTCTTGTCCATAATTGAATAGATTTGAGAACTCCATCTCTTTAATATTCCATTTGACGTTTCTTCGGACTTCTTCAACCTTCTCGACCTCTTTATTATATTTAGTATTTAAATCAAGCACTTGACTCATTAAGTCCTCAGTTAATTCATAATCTTTTAAATATTCTCGAATGTATTGTTCTTGAACAGAAACATCACGCATGTTCTCCATTTTATGCTCTTCACCGCCCGAGGATGTGAAATTACTGGTTCCTTTATTTAAAAAGGATAAAGACACCGGATTGTATTTAGAACGTGCTAAATCGGTAATTTTGCGGATGGATGAGCTATCCATATTCACTGTTGAAATAAGCCTGAGGCGACATCCATGAGGTATATGATAATGCTGAGGTATTTTTCCTTTGTCATCTAAATTAACTGTGATAAATGGACGAGGGTTCGTGAAGATAACATGTTGAACATCGAAGTCATCTTTAGAACGAATGGTCCAAAGCTTATAGCCTTTGCGTCCATCTTCTGAGAAGTTTTGTTGAATTGTGGAACCAGCATATTGAACGCGTTTATCTGGGTCAAGAATCTGTGGTTTGTGAATATCTCCAAGCATAACAAAGTCATGACCTTTGAAGATACTAATATCATCATCTCCATGTTCCATAGCCCAACCAGAGCCAGTCTTTGAGCCCATAATTGCACCATGATACAAGGCAATATTTATATCTCCGGTCTTTGGTCGCATCCAAGCGCCTCTATCAAAAATAGAAAGAACATTAAACCACAAACCATCTTGTGGAGACACACGCCCAGAGTTTTTCAATAGGTGCAACTGTGGGTGGTTTAAAGCATTTACAATAGGAGATACAGCATCTTCTCTATCAGAGTTCTTTAGATTACCATCATGGTTTCCTAATATAATATAAGTTGGCGCAATGTCTGCTAGGTTTTTTAAGAACTCAGAAGCCAAAGCAAAATACTCTGGTGACAACTGGGTCTTTGTGTGAGCTAAGTCTCCGCAATGAACAATATAGTCAGGCTTTTGGCTTTGTAGTTTTTTATATATTTTGTTGAATACAAACCTGTATTCATCATGAAATTTAAGATTACGAATATGTGTATCCGCAAAATGTGCGATCTTAATCATAAATCCTCCGTAATTAATTAAGTGTTTTTATTATAACACATTACGGATAAATTGTCAAGAAATTAATCTAATTTTTATATAAAGACCAACTACTAGTCCAGATATTCAGAAAGTTCATCAAGCATAGGATGGGTACCCTTAGTCAAAAAATTAAGTGTTCTAACCTCTTCTCTAATAAGACCATTTATACGTCTTAGCTTGTTGCTAAGCTCAACATGCTCGTCTTTGTATAACTGATCTAAGGGAATGGGTCTTCGCCTCGTGGAACTAGCTGAAGTACTTCTTGATTGTTGTATCGCATCACGTCTATTTTTTCTATAATAATAATCGTCTCTATCTCTTTTTGTATATCTTTCTGGTTCGTTGTATATGCGCCACATGTGTAATTCATCCGGATCAGTCGGTCTATCATCCCATCTTGATTCATATAATCTTTTTTTGATACCTCTTATCTTGCCAATTATTTTGTCACGCTCTTCTATCAGCGGCATTAATCGACTTATAGACTGTGCTATCAGGTCCGCATTATTGGTCAAAGCATTATCGATCTCTATTTCTTTTGCCATACCTGCTTCAAAAGATTTAGCTCTAGCTTGATTTAAATTTTTTAAATACGAATCCAATTCTTCTTTAATAATTTGTTTTATTTGTTGGCTTGTTATTTTCATAGTAAAAGCTCCTTTAAAAATAAATAGTTAGATAGCATTTAATAGTTTATCAAAAAAGAAATAATCGGGGTCTATGGGTTGAGCTCTATCTTTTGCGTTCTCAAATTGTCGTGGTGTCATAGAACCGATGTCTTCAACGGCTGTGGTGTCTATCTTGTAGACCTCCATGTCATATTCAATCATCTTTTTAATCATCCACGATGCTTTCTTCTCCGCATCTTGGTCAAGACCAATGTAAACTGGTGTGTCATTTATTGCAAGAGCTTGAAATAAGCGAGACTGTGGTCGTAAGGTTGAGCCAAGAATAGGAATACCTTGTGTTCCTGCTACGATGGCATCAAAGGCACCTTCAACAATTGTCACAGGTTCGTCCCAATCAATCATCAGTTCATTAAATATAATGTCTTTTGTGGTTCTTGGGTTAAGATATTTCATTCTATGTCCGACATAAGAACGAGCAATAAAAAAGTTTGGATCTCCGTTTGAGTTGAAAGACGGAATAATTATTCTACCTCCGTATCTTCCCTCGGTACAATAGCCGATCTTCCATAGTTTTATTTGTTCATCGTCAATGCCTCGAGAGTGTAGATAATCAAGAGCTCTTTCAGAAGAACGAGGAAGGTGTTTGTTACAAAGCGAAATCATTTCTTGTGGTAAATCACATGTTGGTTCTTCTTCAATCTCGTTCACTTCTTTATATATCTTATCAAAATCTGCGAGGTCAAGTCTACCGTCAAGCTCCAACCAACGTTGTCTTTGTTTGTAATTACCGAACTTTCTTACAATTCTGTAAATGTTCTTTCCGCGAACATCGCAAACCCAGCACTTAAAGAATCCGTTTGCAAAGTTTACAGACATTTTCTTCTTGTGATGTTTACAATAAGGGCAGTGATACAAATGCTCATTACCCTTGCGATGATATGAACCAAGAATGTCGGTCAACATCTTTCTTTTTTCTTCCATAATTTCCTCCGTGGTTTTAGTATAACACGTTTTGAAAATTTGTCAAGAAGTTTTTTTTACTTTTTAAGCAGTTCCAGTTGCAAGTCCCCAAGCATTTTTGAAAAAATCTTTTAAACCATTTGTTTGTTCAACAATTTGAGCAAATGTCTCTAGAGATGTAGTAGAATTAACGGCTGTTCCCACAGCTTTCATTATTTCATTATTTTTAGCTGCTGTTGTTATTTTATCCCAATTTCCATAGATACTGGCAAAAGACACTATAATCATTATTAAATCTTGAAAAAGACTAATCTTATTCATAGTTTTTTCAGCTAGTTCACATGCTGCATCTCCTAGCCCAGGACAACCATTATATTCATAAACAACTTTTTTAAAAATTGCATACATACCAAAACTCTGGAGGCTTCTTTTTACTATTTCAGCTATCTCATCTACTTTTTTATGAAAATCATTAAAATACTCACTGTTAGGATCAGTTGGTCCATAACCAAATTTTTTAGCAATTGATACTGAAATTTTTCCAACTAGTTGAGCTAAACTAACGAACAAAGCACCTGCTTGCATTGCTGTCCAAATTGATGCTAATGCTATTTCATTTAATTCTTTGTTTCTTTTTTGTTGTATCATTTTTTGTATTTTTGGTCTATTTTGTTTTATATTGTTTACTAATTGTTTTTCAATTTTTTCAAAAACACTTGGTAATGTAGAGCTTATCTCTTTGGCAACAAAATCCAACTCTTTTCCAGTTAAAACTTCACCACCATCACTTTTTTCTACGTTTTCAGAAAGTGTGTTCTTTCTCCAGCTTTCCATAATAAGTTTCATTTGATTAGACATAATCTATTCCCTCAGTTAAATAATTTTCTAAAGTTTTTGGTCTCTTTGGCTTCATTGCGGTTGCAATTTTCCCATCTTGTTTTATTATAACAAACCTATCTGCTGTGACCAAAACTTCTAACCCGGGTTTAACTTTAGATTTAATAAATTTATTTGGGTTATCATTTATAATTTGATTTACCCTATCATTATAATCCTTAATAATTTGTGGTTCGAAGAAGGGAAGTGCTTTTAAAGCCTCGTATCCACCTTTGTCGTGATAAAAATCATAAGATGACAATATATAAGATTTTTTTAATTTATTTAATCTTGGAATCAATACGTCCTTGTAAATTGCTCCTATTTTTTCTGGATTCATCCTATTTAAACCGGTCATTTTTTGTAGTTCTATTCTTGTTCTTCTTTTTTCGTTTCTTTGGTTTTTTCTTAGACCCTGTAATTCAGATGCTTTTTTAAATATTTCTTTATTAACTTTAAAATCACCTTTTTCTGTTTTTATATATAAAGTTTCTCCACTCTGGAGTTTTTGATTAACATAACTTTTGAATTTTTTAAAAGCAGAGTTGAGATCAACACCTAGTTCAATTGAGTGCTTTATAGCATGTGATACTAAACCATGGTTATTTGCACCAACAGAAGGGTATTTAATTTTTAAATCTTCTTCATTGTCAAGGATTAAAAATAGTTTACCATAGGTAGGTTCACCTTTTTGGTTTTTACCTAAACTATAATCACTGTCTCTGCCTTGTTGCCAATTATCTTCACCAGGAAACTCTTCTTTTAAAAAACGTTTCCAGTTTTCCATTATTAATTTCATAAAGATTCCTCTTTATATTTAAATAGTTTTTAATCCAGCATTTGCTATAACAATTGCATCAGCTTTATCATCTGTTCCTGGCTTTGGATTACCGTGTCTTGTGTACTCAACTATGAATTCTTTTGGATATTTATCGCTAACCCACTCAATAACTTTGAGCTTCGTGTTATCACCCCTTTTGATTTTGAGATCAACGAGACCCCGAGCCTTGTTTGCCTGAAGGAGAGTCGCAGGGCTGCCAAATAAATCGTGAACCACATAGCTACACATACCATTAAAACGTTGTAGCTTGGCCATTGTCGCTGCTGTTGTTTTGCCTCCCGAAAATGCCATGAATGGTTGTTCGATGAAAACATAATCTACCTCCTCTTGTTGTAAAGATCTTTTGATGCATTCCATTTCTTTTTTAAAAATATCAGCACGTTCTTCAAGAGATTGAGATGGTTTTAGTTTTATCTCATCAACAAGAAGTAAGTCTTCTTTTTCGTTTATTAAACAATACCCAATTCTACTTGAGCTAATATCTAGTCCTAAAATAATCATAATATTTATTATAACACAATAATTTTATTTTGTCAAGTATTTTTTTAAATATCGTAAGTTAATTTAAATGTATACTCATCGTTTTCTCTTTTTCTTATTGGTTTTGCAAGAGAAGCAATCATAATTAAACGACCTTCTTTGTCGTATATTCCAACTTTTGATATGTAAGTTGTTCTTTCAAAGTTTTCTTCATACCCAGAATAAGAAGATGAGACAACATTTTTAATACTTATACTTGGCTCTGAATATGAGTAAGAAGAAGTATTAAAGGCAGGGCAAAATGAACCACTCTCTAGGAACGTTGGGTTATTAGAGTAATTGTATTTTCCTTTGTCTGCGTGACAAAACAAAGTCATTGTATTAGTATAAGAAGTTCCTTCAAACTCTAAATTAAAACTAGCATTATTTATTGTTGTTGTGTGAGTAATACCGTCATTTGCACCAGCACCATAAAAAAGCCAAGAAGCCTCATCAGCACCACCACCATCAAAATCAGCAAGAGCGGGGTCTCCAGGATGTAAGTTAAATGAAGAAGTTAGTACAATTACTCCTTGATCATATAGTACAACGCCAACTGTGTGGTTTAGTAAAGAGGAGCCAGTTGTCTGAATTAGTTCTCCGTTTCTTTTGATATCAGCACACTCAGCTAATAACGATCCTGTTAGATAAAACTTTAAATTAACAGAGCCTTTTTTAATTGATGACTCATAAAATATCGTGGGTATATCGATAATGTTTACGGTTGCTTCAGTAAGGTCTCGAGACAAATAGTTCGAGGATGTAAAATTATAGTGCTTGCTTAATGTTGTATAAGTATCAGCAGAGTTTTGTAAAGCCAGTATATGGGTGTTTTTATTTTGATTAACTCCTAAATACTTAACAGATGTAGGTTCAGAGTATATTCTTGTTATAGAAGCACTCATTCTGTAATTACCAGAGGAAATTGGACTATAAAGAGAACCTGAGTGTGCTTTGCCCAACATGGTGTTAAACTGTTTTTTGTCAGCTAGAACAGTTTTGTATCCAACAACTGATGGTTCTATGTAGTCGAATGCTCTATCTATGTTTAATTCATATAGACTTACAGAACCTGTCCCAACAGAAAATTCATTTGCATTTACTCCAACAAGGTTGTTTCTTGTATTTATATAGACTTCTTGATCGTATATGAAAAAGCTTTGTTTTGGATGAGCTTTTATTCTATTGATAATGATGTCATCTGGTTTAAACTTTTCATAATTCATTTTAGTAGTCTAGTCTAGCTCGTAAAGTATATTCAATTGATGGGTCTTTACGAAGAGGTTCTGATAATTTTCCAACAGCCATAAGAGCTCCATCTGCGCTGTAAAGACCAACAGAAGTAATATAGGATATTGGCTGGTCTCCAATATTATCTTTTACAACAATTTTTGAGCTTGAAAGATAAGTCGGATTACCAGAATAATTATATTCATTGTGGTTTACACGACAAAAGTATATCGTTGAGTTAAGTTCTGTTGTATTATTGAATTGAATATTATAAATTCTGTTTCTTATTGCATCGGCGGAAGATGAAATTTGAGAACCTGTCACAAAGCCAAAACCAGTGTTACCACTATTAGTTGAAAGTTTTACTGTATCTACTCCAGTAGCAGAGTTATTAAGTATTCCTCCAATATTAGCTTTACTAAAAATTGAGCCCGAAATTACTGCAATCCCTGCTTGGTAAAAAATTAATCCAACAGCAGGTTGGCCAACACCTGTAGATGTGACACCAGCTTGAAGAGTATTTGCTGAGAAGGTAGATGTACTGCAAGTAGCAAAAAGAACACCATATTCACCAACAGGTGAGTTTGTTTTGTAACCATTAGAACCGCTATAATCAGTTATTTTAATTCTACTATTCATAGTTGATACAGTGTTTTGTTCATAATCTGGGTGGATTCCTAATTCTAATTGGAAAGAACCTTTTTTAATCTCATCTTTAACAAGAAGCCTAGAAAAATTAAAAAACATACACTCTTTCATTTTTGTACCAGACGCTAAATCTCCATCTTCATCAAACAATTGTATTGAACCAGTTTTGTCGTAACCCATACAAACTTGTGCCATTTGATTATATAAATTAATTTTCTTAGCATTTTGAGCGTTTGCAGATGAACTTAGTGCAGAACTATCAGCATATCCCACAGTTATGTCAAAAATATGGTTTGCCGATGAGCTTAAGTATGGATAGTCGTAGACAGATTGAAACATTCCGTGTGAAAAGTTTTTTACATTCTCTTCATCACCAAGTACTTTACTAGTTGTTCCGTAAGTACCACTAACAATTGTACCTGTCAAAGGTATTGCTTCATGAAGAAGAGTTCTTGTTGATATTACATCATTTGGTTCTATATTTTTAAACGTATTAGCCATTTTATATCCTTTTTTATACTACTTTAACAAATCTAACAGGAACGCTTACAGCGTAACCTGTGCTTTCGCCTATAACTCTAACGACAGAATCTATTTGTTTGATTGCTTGTGAGCCACCACCAGCCTTAGTCATAGTGCTGTCTGTTCCTAACAAAGTAAACAAGTATGAGCTTTTTTCTAAATCAATGGATGATTTAATCTTAAATTCAATCATAATGCCACGAGGACCGGCAATAGTTTCTGTACCGCCATTAACAGTACTGGTATTAAATTGAACAAACTGAGGATCTCCAGCAGTTCCTGCTTGAAATGAATAACTTGCAACATTGTCATCATCAATAAAATCTGGCGTTTTAATTATTGAACCATCTTTAGAACATATGTTTCCTAACCTGTTGTCAATTTCAATTATAAAACCGGTTTCTTGCAAATCTGCAATATATGTGCCATCTGGTGGTACTTCGGTAGTATCTAGACCAGAGTCAACTCTGATATAGGTTGATTGCTCTTTAATTGTCTTACCAAAAATTATACCAGAATTTATTGTTTTGTCACTGCCAACACCAATTGCTGTTGTGGGAGTTTCTGCTTCGTTATTGTTTTCTGTTGTTCCGTCAACAGCTACGATAAATGCACCATCAGAATGCATTTCAGCACCATTTGGTAATTCATTTAATTTTAAAACAGAAAGATACAACAAGTCGTTTCTTGGTATTGTCATTAGTTTTGTTTTAATAGAAGACATGTTATTAGTGAATGCTTCAAAAACCGGTGTTTGTAAAATAGATAAGTCCTGCTGGGCTGTTGCTGCTGTTTTATCATATAAAGCATAATTAATTTCATCATCACCTAGTGCAAATTGTGCAATATTAAAACTACCGTCGCCTTTTGCTAAACGCTTTCTACCCTCATCGGTAAGAACTACGTCAAAGATTATATCTCCACTGTTATCTTGAAATGCCATTTATATTCTCCTATTCTCTATAATTATCTCAAATTATGATTTTTTTAACTTAAATCTTAAGTTCAAGTCGAATTTCTTTCCTGTTGATTTTGATTCTACTCTAAGTTTTATAAATCTATTTCCTTTTAAATCCCACAAACTATTCTCATCAGGTCCTAGTAGCTTTGGATCTTCATCAGTTTGATTTAATTGTCCCATGTCTAAATCACTTTTCGGTATTGTCTGATTATAATTAGGTACAATTTGAATAAATTTTCTATAAGACGTTTCATTGATATAGTCTTCTTCAGGCTCTGGTAATTCATAAGAATTATATCTTAAGATATTTTCGTCAGCATCTTTTAATAATTGTACTTCTTGAACATAAGAAGGATTACCTCCTTGTCCTTGCCTACTTATTGGCACAAATAAATAATAATATTTTTGTTCGTACTTTATATGATCAGTAAACAATGCTGATGGTGTTCCGTCAAGATTGCTTGTATCTCCGATTACTCCCAAAAAAGAATCAGTAAAGTCTTCGTATTTTGTAGGTTTTTTTTCTAGTTTGTACACTCTGTATGTACCTGTTCTGCTTCTATATGAAAAATAAGATCGATTTGATGAGTTTACTATACCGGCTAATTTAAGTCTTTCTCTATATTCTTTGTCTGACTCGTTTAAGACGGTATAGAAATCTTCTCTTGTTGTTGAGTTACCAAACCTATCGCTAACTAAAAATTTTACTTTATGATCTACTTGTGTGTTAGTATAAACCCTAACATCTGGTTTAAACAATGGAGGAGCCAACATTCTGGTTTGAAATACACCAATTGAAGTTTCAAAAATCTTTACTTGTACATTACTAATAAAATTAACATCAACAGCAGGATCACCATTTCCGTTATAAGTGAAGAACTTATCACTAGTTGTATATGAATATTCATTCTCATAAGCAAAATAAATCTCAGATATTTTATAGAAATAGGTCCTATCGTATTGTATTTGAGAATCTATCAAATTTACATCATTTGACAATATATAATAAGTTTGCAATATAGAGCCACCTAAGGATAGCATTTTTTCTATTTTGTATCCAACAAATTCTTTCTCTATACTAGATTTATTTATTATCATTTGCTCAAAAGTTAATGTTTTGTCTTTCTTAAACTTTTGCATTTTTTTAAACAATATATACTTTTTTAACCTATTATCAAAATATTCTGTTAGTGGCAAGGTTTCTTGATTAAAAAGACCAATAGTTTTTAATTCCTCATCTTGTTTAATAAAAGTTTCATCATCTTGTTCCTCAACACCAGCTCCAAAGAAAACAGGATCGAAACTTATATTCCATTTTTTTACAGTTGTATTTAAATTATTAAAACTGTACCTTTCGACGGTTGGTTGAGTTCTTTTTGTGTATATTAAATACTTCATTAATAAACCACTATCTCTCAAAATGTCTACCAAGCCATACTCCTCTTCTTTTGGTCTATTAATTTTTATTAAATTAAAAAAAGGAATATAATCAGTATGATTGTATTTTGGACTATGGTCAAAGAAAACGTGTTTTGTTTTTAAATAAAAATCATTTTCTAAAGGAGTTTCAAAAGTTTCAGTATCAGTAAAAAACTTATAGTAATTATCGCTATAATCTTTTACCTCATTACCAAGTGTTTGATTTGCTTTATCAAAAAAGTTGTAATAATAATTAATTGTAACATCTCTTAAGTCTTTAACTAACCTATAGGAGTGTGTTTCTGATATGTTATACTTTGAATTATACGATTTAATTTTTGCTTTTTGGTTTGGTCTAGCATTTATAAACAAATTGTAATTTGGTAATTTTAAATGTTCTAATTGTCTAGATAAATTTTCGTATTCAAAATATTCATATTGATACACTTGTTTTATATCAACAGATGCAGGTTTTTGCACAAGAAGATTATATTCAAAAGAGTCTGTTCTATTAGATATTGATTGAATAAAGCTTTCATTCTTTGAAGAAATTCTAAATTGTATTGCATAATCTTCATCACTTTCTACTGTTTCTTTGTTATATATTCTGTAGTCTTCAGTTGTCGATTGTATTTCTTTTTCAGAATTATAACTAGTAGCCAGTGCTTGATCCAGTATCGGTGGAGACAATAGTGTCTGTGGGAGAAGCAATCTCAATTGTTGCGTTAGTAGTGGCATTTCCTTCCTCGGTTAATATATCTTCATATTCATAAGTATCTCGCACTGGTGAATTTTCTTCTAAAAAAGCACCAGGAAACTCTTCGTCTTGTATAAAACTTGGATTTGTTGTGGTAGCTTCTATAGGTTCATTAATTAACAATCCTATATCTTCAGAATATTGTTCTAACATGTCTTTTAGAGATGGTGTTGGCATTTTTCAATCCTCTAATATAAATACGTCGTTGACAGACGGTAAATCATTATTTTCTGCTTTAATATTAAAATCTTCATTTTCATAATCAATCATTCTACACAATATTTTTTTAGAATAAGAAACAGAGTTTTTATCAAACTTTTTCCAACTAGGTTTGTTTAAAATAGGAAAACCAGATGTTTGTTGAAATCCTGACAAATATTCTAATTTTTTAATTTTTGTGAAGTTTTGCTTTGTTGCTTCGCTAGTTTCTGGATTTTTTAAAGGGTCAAACAGGCCATTTCTTATTGGAAATTTTACTATAGTATCATCGTTTCCAAGCAATATTGATTTTAAAGAAAGTGGTAAATTTTTTAATTTTTGTTTTTTATTTTTTTTGTCGTATCTTTTTAACCCAAAAGATTTAGAATCGGGGTTAAACAGTTCTATATTTAGTTTATTTTTCTTATTTATAGATAAGTTTTTTGCAAAAGAATTATTAAAAGTTTTCAATCTTTTAAATTGTTCCGTTGATTTTTCATTTTCACTTTTAAATAAAGTGTCATCACCTAAATATTCTTTGACATTTGGATCATCAATTACTTGTAATGCAATTAAGTTTGTAATATTGTTTTTTGGGATTGATAGTTGTAAAGAGTTTTTTATTTTTGCATCTACAACTTTATCAAAAAAATCTGGATTAAACTTGTCAATATTGTTATCTGTTAAGTCTTTTTTTTGTGAACCAATTGATATTATTTGTGGCGTGAAGTATGTTAAATTTTCACTTACATCGGATAAAGATTTTTTTTCATCATCGTCTAGCGAGCTAATTTTAGCATTAGCAGACAATGGGATAGAATTAAAGAATTTATTTGTTTCTACATTCCCTCTTTTTAATAAATCTGATTTTTTTAATATGCCATTTTTAATATTTTTTATAAACCTTATATTGTTGACTATCTTTTTGTTTTTAATAATTTTTTTAGATTCATGTTTAATCGTAAATCTGTTTTTAGGTTTTATGTTATTTTTTTTAATTACAATACCAGTTTTTTGTTTATTACTTATGTCATACTTTTTTTCTATATATGATATTTCATCATTCATCAAAGTAATAGCTTTTCGAATTTTTGTAGGAGATGATAACAAAGGAGACAAAAGCTCATACACTCTTCTATATAATTGATTATCTTTTCCCCTAGAATACTCTGTTATAATTGATAATAAATGTGGTGCTTTAATCCAATAGGCTTCTAAGTTTAACGTCGAATCGTTTCTAGAGTTTCTTAATAAACCATTTTCTTCAAAAATAACAATGTCGTAATAACTGTGTAGCTCTATCATAAAGTTTTTGTTAAATCGATTTAAATTAAAGTTAAAATGCTTTTTTCTTTCAATTCTTTTTAATATGCCTTCTATTTTATTGATTTCAGATCTTAAATTGTTAATGTGACCCAATATAATATCATGTATGTTTGATTGTAGTTCGTATGTTATAGAATATTTGTATTTAGTGTTGCTTGTTTCATCTATACTGTTATCTTCAAATTCTAGTATTTTAACTTTATCAAATTGAATTGGCGCTATTTTTAATTTGCACATTAGTTTAGATTCTTTTGCTTCTCTATTTGTAAAATCATTTAATTTATAGTTTTTGTCCTCTATTGATTTTATAGAATTTTTTTCAACATAGCGGTTTCTTCCCAGCTTATCTCTAAACGTAAGTGTTTCGTTAAGTTGATCATCTTTGAAGGTTACTGAAGATATTTTATCAAACTTTAATTCTGTTTCGGTATCATCGATTATAACATTGCATCGGTTTCTAGCAGATCTAGAATTTATTTCTGCTCTCAATACATTCATTTGTTTTATTTGTATTTTATCTTGTAAAGAAAAAAATAATTCAGGATTTGTGTTGTACAAAATTCTACCATATCTGTCCATAGCTGCCATAATGTCTTTAGATAAAACTATATTGAACCTAGTGGTATTCTCAGTATATGAAATGTTTTGTAGTGTTGATGGGTTCAATCTGTCTAAGGTTTCTTTATCTAAAATATCAACTGTTGAGCCAATGTAACTTAAGTCAACTTCTTCAAGAGGTAATGGCAATTTTTGAATTTGAAGACTTGCAACCCTATTTTCATAAGTTGTTTTTAAATTTCTATCAATTTTTTTTCTTATAACTTTTTTGTGAGCATTGTTTCTATGAAAAGAACCTTGCATGAAGCCGTTATCATGTAAATGGTATGGTCCAAACATTGAAGTTCCGTCTTTATATTTAAAAATAAAAGTTGTTTTTACTTCTTCACCTCTATCGTAAATCAATTCAGAACTTGAAGGACCGTTTATATTACGATTAATATTAATGCTATATTTTTCTAACATCGATTGAGCCGTTATATAGCAGTGTGCAACTAGCATAAACTTATTTACATTGCCAGTTACAAACTCTATATTTGCTTTATTCTCTATTACAATCTCAAAAGGAATTGGTTCATAAGGCTTTATAGCAGAGTTTATTTTAACTTCTTTTATATTACCACTTGTTGTGGTCATAGGGCTATCTGCGGCACCAGTATTAGCGAGTAATTTTATTTTCATTAAACTTAATATTTCTGAATCTTGTCTGGACCAAGTTGGATTTGTTAAATTGTCAAATAATACCAAATGTCCTGTTATTTTTATTCTTTGAAATTTTTTGTTTTGTCTTTCTTTTAACGTTAAAGAGTTGGTGTGTACTTGTATATCTCGAAAATAAACATTCGGTAGTACTTCAAAACCAATTTTATCTATCATTAGCACTCTCCTTTAAGGTCGTCTAGAGTAACTCTAGAGGCGTATGGATTAAGTGTAAGGTCATCACCTTGGTAATCTTCGCAATCAAGTTTTTCATCTAAATATATATTTTTTATCTCAAGCTCTCCAACCGTAGCACATAAATCTTCATTTGGTATTAAGCGATCTGTAACAATACTAAGGTAGTGTTCTAAATAATCTGGGTTTATGTCTCCATCTGATAAGAATTCGTTATTTAGTTCTGTTTCATTAAGAACCAACATATCATCTTTTATGTAATTACCCACAGGTGTTCTTTTTAATTTATTGTATACAATTTCACCATCAAGTTCTTCGCACATATATGCAGTTATATAAAAACTATCTTTTACGTCAAAGGCACCTTCCATTTTAGTTCTAATAATAGGTATTTCAGGCATTATTTTTACAACTTGCCCTCCTACCTCTTCTGTTTTGTAAACGGACTTTATATTGTTAATATTGGACACCAAAGAAGCATTTTGAGATTCTACAACAGAGTAGTTCCACTCAACTTCAATTTCTATTTGTGGTATGTTAATGATGTGATTATTAGAACCTGTTAGGAATTTATCAGTTGAGTTTGAAATTTCACCGTTAAACATATCAATTTTTAAAGCAGGGGTTTGTGTTTGATCGTACTTAACACTTCCGATAGAATAAGGTAATTTATTAATGTGTATTTCGTTGTTTTCTTTTCTATAATTTCTAAGGTCTTTGCCTACTTCATATCCTTCAACTTCATCACTATTTAATTTGTTTATATCACTCTCTACACCTTTGAGATTACCATTTGGTTTTATTTTAGGAGTATCGTTTAATATTCTACCGTGTGCATCGTTTTGATTTTCACTAAATCCACCAGCTGGTATGTGATTTGAATTGTACATTATATCATCATCAAAAAAACGATAGTGGTGTGGCATTAATTTTCCAAGAGAAAGCAAGTGCCTTCCGTATGGCGTTAATTCTATGTGGAAGACGTCTTCTTTTTTATTGAAAAAACTCATTTTTTCTTAATTCCATTTGTAAAGTTTCTTGTAACAGGCATTGGGTTTGGCGAGTTCACAGGTTTAAGTTTTCTTACACCAGTTTTCTCATCTTGTTCAATTTGAGATAACTCGACAGATGCGTCTAATTTAACTAGTTCTACGAGAGAAAAGAAATCATAAGGCCAATTGTAATTTATATTAGCTGTTGTTACGTCAAGCTTAGACCTTTTACCTATTATTTTTTCGTAGTAATCGTGCTTGGCTTTAAATTTTACTTTAAAAACCATCCAACGTATCTCAGGATTAAAGTCCTTTCCTTTAGCAGATATGTCTAATACTTTTCCTCCGCCGGTGTCAACAACTTTAGAACCACCACCTAAAAGCTCATGAGCTAACAGCTCGTGTGTAATAGTGGCAGACGCTTCTTTGTGTTGCATACCAATATCTGGTAGTAAGTTTTGCCAGATATATGACAAATCTTGTCTAGATAAAACATGTTCAAATTCAAATATATACATTGCAAAAGGATCTACATCGTTGTATGTTAAAAAATCCATTGATGGTGGAAAATTGTACTGTTTCATCTTGTTTACCATATCGAGCACAGTAGAGCCAACTAGTTTTTGTTGTTCTTTATTTCCTATCGCATTATCTATGTCTGTTCTTGGTATTCTGAAAAACTTTCTTTCTGTTCCTTCATCATAAAAAGGAACCGCAACAACAGCTTCTTTTATTCTTTTACTTTTTGCTAATTCTCCAAGTCTTCTTCGACTCTTTTCAAAACCAAGAACATCAGCTAAAGATTCTCTTGGGACAGCCTCATGATCTGTAGAGCGATACCACTCAAGTGGAACGTCTGTAATTTCTAAATAAATCATTTCGTCTTTTGCAGGTATTGAACCATATTGGTGCCACATTCCTCGAGGAGCAGACGCTGATCCTATCTGTGGGACGGTGAGTAAATCAACTTTATTAAAGTTTAATATAGGTGTTTCGAATTTAGTTTGAATAGTTAGTCTTGCATCTGATTGTTCTAAGCCATTGCTAGACTCTGCGGAAGTTCCTGAAAGAAACAAAACTGTTCCTTCATTTTTACTTTCAATGTTAAATATATTTAAAGAAGCAGTACCGTGCATGCAGATTTTATTATACAATGTAGTTTCTTTTACTAATTGTGCTTTAGTCATTCCTTCAAGAGCGGATAGACCAAAGGTATAACCTTGAGCTAAACTAGCAGTCGGCATATTATAAACATACCTATAGTGTAAAAAATTTGAATTATCTAAAATTTCTTTGCAAGTGTATTTTTTTGTTTCACTAGGTTCAAACTCTATGTGAGTCCAAGCTGCTCCGTCATAATAAGGTGGTGTATTAACAGGGTTAAGTCCCGTATTTGCACCATCATCTGTGTTAAGGTTTAAAAAATCAGGTCCAAATGCCGATGGTCTGGAGTACATAGTTATGTTTTCTGTTATTTTTCCAGTTGCTCCATCTGTTGGGCTGGTGGAAAAACTTTGTGTTAAAAAAGATGTCATACTTGGCACTTCATATGGATCAAACGGGGTTACTGAGCCTGTTATTTTAAACTTTCCTTCATTTGTAGTTTTCCCAATAGCAACTCTCATGGCGTATTTAGTACCAGCTTTTAAATTTCCAAAGCTTGGGTCATCTTGTCTTAGAGATTTATATGTGGTAAGGTTTTTGTTTTCTAGAAAAAACTCTGTTGTCTCTGTTAAAAAATTATTTATCATTTTTTTATAATTAATTTTTCCTTGACCATCCCAAACTATTGGCTTTGGTTCTAAAACTTGTAAACTATAGTTAGATTCATCTCTAATATCCCAAGAAGCATTAAGATCAGGTTCTTGTTGATATAGAAGTTTGTTTTTTAAATACTCTTCTGGTTCTAACAAAGCTTCAAAAGGTATTCTATCTAAATCTTCTGGTTCTGTACCGTTTGTTTGTGTTTGTGAATCTAAACGAAAAGCTCCGCCACCAGTAGAGGTCATAGCCACTCCAATTGGATTAGCTCCAAGAGCTGGATTTACACCAAAATTAATATTTAACAAATTATCATTATGAATTGCATGATCTACTGCTATTCCTGATTTTATTGTGTTAAATAAAACACCGGGTGAAAAAAGAGGCTGTAGGAAAGGTTTTGTTGCGTCTTTATCATAAAAATTAGAAGCAAAAGGATCTCTCATAAATCTACCACCAACTACCGATTGTGATAAAAAATAAATGTTATCTTTATATGAATCATAGAAGCTTTGTGCTAAATCTACTGTTCTTTGAGCTGGGTAAAAACCGTTATAAGGCATTAACTTTAAAACTGCGTTGCAGGTTAATTTAACAGATGAAGGCTCAGCAAAAGTTTTGTGATCCTCAGCTATTATATTAAAATTTTCTAAAAAATCAGATGTGGAATATATTTTATAAAAATTTTCTTCAGAAGACACATCTACTTCTTGTCCACCAGGACCGCCTTCTGGTAGTTCAAATAAATTCAAATTTTCAGCTTTTATTCCATTTTCTAGATAAAAATCTATATGAGTATTAATTTTATATTCAGGAACAACACCATAATTTTTATATTTTGTTTTTGTATGTTGAGTAAAAACTTCTATGTTATCATCAAATGGTCCGCGGCCTGCTTGTGCAGGAGCATCCCAGGCAGCTTCTCCTGAGTATATTTCATCTGTTGATAAATCAGACGTAGGTAACAAATCGGTTCTACCAGAAGGTGCTACAACTGAAGTTCTTTGAGTTCTTGCGTGTTTTCTATTGTACAATGGTGCTGCTCTGGTATATCCACCTTGTGAAACATCAATTGTAAAATTTCCTTCTTGAATAGATAGTGGTGTGTGTTTTAAGCCACCACTAACAACCATGTTATAATTATTCTGCAAAATACCATAGTCTGTTTGAGTATTTACTCCTCCGATTCCGGTTGAATCAGATTGTGTTAAAAAAAGTATACTTGAATTAACAAGAGGTTCATTAGTTCTAGTCGCCCAGTTTTGAGATACATCCAATGGCCAAATGGAACTATTAGCTTTTCTTTTATCTGATGATCCATTATAATAAAAACCATCGGTAGTGAGAACTTCCTTATCTTCATTAAAAGATCTCTCATACCTTCTATCTTTCCAAAACTCCCCTGTTGGTATATTCACTCTCGTTCTGTTTTCTGCTTTAAAAGTTCTTTTTTCTGCTGGAAATACTGTTTGATTAAATTTTAAATAGTGAAATCCACTAATTGGTGAAGATGGGTCTTGAAGACCTCCATCTAGGTACATATTCTTGATACTGTTGTAGGTCTCTGGTATTTTTGTAACCGCTCTTGCATACGCATTAACCTCTTTATTTGTCATCATGTTTAAGCTATTATTATAATCAACTTTAATTAAAAACGGAAGTGGAGACCCTCCTTCTCTCAGAGGTCTCGATAACATTATTTCTAGAGGCTTATGTTTCGCAACAACAGGTGGCTCGTCATAAACTTGGATTGTGTCATCTCGATGTGACACAACATGTCTTTTTCCATTTTGTATTATAATTTTTTCTACGGGATGATTAACAAAAGTCAAAATGTTGTTCTTTCTGTGTGTTCTAGATATATTGTTTTCTCCGGCTCTTATTTGTTTCCAAGAGGGATAACCATATAGACCGTTTCTTTTTAAATTTAAGATAGGTAAATATTGAGCACTTGTATGTGAAAATGGTAATTGATGATTAAGTGTGAAGTTAAGCTTGTAGTTTAAAAGGCCAAAAGTGTTGCTGTATTGACCAAATGAACCATCATCTGTTTCTATTGGATCATTTGCATAAAGGTTTAAAAATGTGTGTGTATTGTTTAATGTAATAGCCATATTGATTCCTATGTTGAAACTCTATTTGTTGAAGAAGATGGATAGCTAATAATATCTTCTACCTGATTATTAATTATCACTTTACCTGTTTTGTTTCCATATCTAAAGGTGTTATGGAGACCTCCGGTCATACTATATTCGTTTTTGGCTAACTTAGCCGTCCAAGAATATTGTAAATCAGTTGCTGGTATTTGTGTGGATACAAAAGCATTATCACTTATTGAATTATACCCCTCTGTTGAAGAAGACACACTGTATCTGTTGTTTCTATGTTGTTTTTGAAAACTTGCCTCTGTTGTATATGTTTCAGCGGTAACTGTTCCGTATTGAGAATCAACTCCAAATCTACCCATGGGTCTTGTTAGAAGTGTTCTTAGTCCTTCTCTTCTGTCATTATGAGAGTTTACTCTAATAAAATCTTTTCCTACAACGGTGCTACCTATTGGCGCAGATGTTTTGTGTGTATGACTTACATCTAAATTTCCTTCAAGACCATATTTGTGAGCTATGTATCCTTCTAATCTTATTCTTTCGGCATTGCTAATATTTCCTTTAAATACCATCATTTCTACTAAATCAAAAGTACCAAAAGCATAATTAAAAGTGCTGGCTTGGTTTAAATAGGATTTATCTTCTTCTCTACCTATTCTAAAATCTGGTGAGTCTGCTAAGTTTCCATTTGTTGGTACTATATTAGTTGTTGAAACGTTTGTGCCGTTTACCCACAAACCTCTAGATGAATTTACTACTCCATTTAAACCATTATAAATTACTATTTTAAACCCAGTAGTACCAGGTGTTACTTGATTATCAACATCAACATTTTGAGCACTACTGTTTTCTAAATGAATAGCGTTAACATGAGTAGTTCCAACAAAACTATCTCTTAATCTCATCATCATAGAAGTACCGATATTCATTATTGGCGCTTCATAGATATTACTACCAGCAAAGCTTTCATCCCCTAAAGGATCAGTTGGTGTTTGAATAACAGCTATAAAACAAAAACCATCTCCACCAGTTAAATCCATTTTAGAGTTATAATCTGTTGCTAAAAAAGAATGACCAGAAGATAAAAATCTAACATAATTACCATAAGCACCGTTTGATTTTATTATAGGAGAACCAGCACCTGTGTTATAATCATTAATATTTCCTGCTTGATTGGTAAAAACAAAAGAATTTTGCCTGTCTGTCCACGATGTTATACTACCGCCTCCAGATGATTGTAATCCTGAATCTTGCGATAACCAAACAATAAGCCTATTATTATCATAACTGTCGCTTGGTAACCATGAAGTGTTACTGCTAGGTATACTTGCTTCTCCACTACCACTTGACCTTACAGATAAATTTCTAAATGGCAAAGCGTTGTAAACGCTTCTTTCTCCATCAACAGCGTCCAAAAATACTCTTGACATTGTTTCAAAACTACCGGGAGCTGAGAACTTTTGTGCTATAATTGATTTTGTTGGTTTGTTATCTTCATTTGTTGATAATTCTGGTGCTAAGTGTGATTTAACATTATCATTAAAACGATTTGAGTCACTGAGCAATACATTTCCATCCCCACCAACTTTTTGTGCTACTAATGAAGCATTCACGTTTGTATGAGGCATAGCAGCCTTTAAGTTAGGTTCTACAAAATCAACTTGGTCTTCAATTGATCTAAATCTAAAATTGTTTTCTTTTCTTCCAACAGAACTAAAAAACTCATAATTTTTATTATAATTACCAGCAATATTGGAAGAAGTGTTGTGTTGAATATTTCTTACGTTTAATGGTCGTTTAGCTCTTCCATTTCTATATCTTATTCCAAAAGGTTGATTTTTAGCAGGATAAGGGCCTCCATAGTCAGGACCAGTTATACCTAAAGCACCGTCTGTTATCGACTCATCAGGATGCTCACCAATTAATATTAAGAACGATTCAGCTCTTAATAACGCATCATCTAGTTTATTGATGGAATTTTTAGAAGAATTATAGCTATTAATTGGTTGATGTCTCGATTGTAAACCACCAACATGTCTCTCGGTAAATGGACCTTGCATAGGTACATCATTTGAACGATAAGTTGTATCAGAATGAATATTAGTCAAAATAACATCGCCTCTGTAGCTGCTACTCACTACTCTATTGTATCCTGAACTAATATTTCCCGATATAAAATTGAATGGAAAAGCATAGTGCCCTTTGATTAAACTTTTATTAGAATACAAATCATCTAGAGGATGATCTCCAGTTGTTGTAGAGAACATACCCACAACTGTTGTGAAATCCCAATGATATTTTTTCTTAGGATCTATTTCTTCTTGACAAGAAACATTAGTGTCTAGTCCTTGTCCTTCTCCTACACCAACTACCAGAACATTTTCGGGCACACCTTCTGAGTTTATGTTTCCGTGAATGTGTGTTTTGTCTAAATAATAATCTCTATTTTTGTTGTTTCTATAATTTATTCCGCCATGAATTGTGTTTCTTTTGATTAACTCCAATTCATGGACTCTAGCTGTAGTTTTTTCTAAATCATCTTCTAAAAAGTATCTGGTTTCATCTACCTTAGCAAGTATTTTGTTTTCTACTTTGCTTGTAGTGTTAATAGCTTTTCTAATGGTTTCTGCTGTTGTTGTTTCTCTTTCTCTTCGTTTTCTATCCCAAAGACAGTTTTCGTTGTGTTTACTATCACCACCGGTGAAACTAGAAACAGTTACTCCTGAAATTGAATCAGTATTTGCTCTATTTCCTGTATTACCAAACACTCCCTGTGTAACAGTTACGGTGTCAACGCCATTAGAGATAGCCGTATAATTAGCATCTGTTGTGGCATTGATTGCTATAGCAATTGCAGATGCAGCTGCGATTTTTCCAGACACTCCTCCTCCAACACCAGCAAAACCAACAGTTGCAGAGCCACCAGAGCCACCACCAGAGGCTTGTGCTACACCACCATTTACAGTATAGGTTGTACTAAGTCCTGATGGGTCTACTAAAACAAATGTATCACCATGAAAAACGCCACCAGCATTAGAAACAACAATTGTGGCAGTGGCTTTAGTTTGTAATGGTGAGTGACCATATTGCCAATTATACTTAAGTTCATTAACAGACTTAACAATACCTTCAGTAGAAGTTCTTTGTGAAACCAGTGGGAATTTGTGTTGATACTTGTTTCTTTCTAAAACGTGACTTTCGATAGTGTTTTTTATTCCTTCTGAAAATCTAGAAGAAGCTGGTAGCAATTGATTTATACCAAATGAAACAGAAGAATCAATCCACTTGTAAAATTCAAAAAATCTTTCTTGATCAGGTTCATTTTCAATATGCTCAAAAAATAAAGATTTCAAAGCTTGCATTTCTTTGTAGTTTGGTCTATACTTGTTGATTGGGTTTCCAATTAAGTTGTTAAAATCTTTTATAGATGCAAAAATATTTAACATATCATCAGTTATAACAGCTTGCATAGACTTTTCAAAAGAGAA